CTTAGTGATAATACTTTATTTGGAATTTGTAAGTCATAGCCAAGTACTTCACCTATTGCATCTAAGTCAATGTCTGTCATTAGTTTCCCTGTTTCATTTACTTGAATCTTTTGATTTAACCTATATTTACTGGTCAACCTCTGGAAATCTGCTTGTTTATACTTCTCTTGCACATCTATAAGTTCTTCCATGCCTAACATTCTTAGATAAGCATTCTGTGTTTCTCTGAATTTCTCAATATAATGTCCTTTATACGTGCTGTCGATTGCTAACAGAATCATTTTACCTTCATCTGTTTCTGGCAACGGAACACCATAGTAAGACCATATCTGTAATAAGGTTGACCCTGCATACTTTTCTGTATAGTTCTGTCTATTAATCTTAAATATTGCATTAAGATTAGCAGAGTGTTTATTAACGCTATCTCTTCTTGATAGCATCGTTATATGGTTATCCCAACACTTACCCTCAACTAACGCTATATCGACTCCTATGGCTTGTTTTTGACGTTCTGTGTCCATTACGTAGAACTTATCGAAGGAGTAGAAATAATTAACCTCATATCCTTTTAACCGTTCCAGAACCTTAATACTTAACCATGAATCAATATCATCACTGGCACACAATTGGTAATCATTACCATTATCTTCATTAACCCAACTTGGAAACTTACTTTTAATATCTTCTCTCATAAAATTCGTGAAAGTGAAAAGTTACTTCACTCACTGTTACCAATATTTTACTGCATAATTTAATCTACAATATCTAAATAAAATCCATATTCAATTTAGATATATCTCCTTTTACTCTCATTGGTAGTAAAGGAGTTTTGCTACGTTTTTTCTTTCACTACTTTCACCTCACTTTAATTTAATTAATGGAATCAATATATTCCTTGTATTTACATATCTTATTCTGTGACATATCATTACAACTATTCTCATACTTTGACAATAGTGAAGGTGAACAACTGATTGCACTTGCAATTTGAACCAATCGTATCTTCTTATTCCTGCGTTTAATAATGTATAAATCTTTATCATTCATTTTATTTAGCCCCTTCGTTATTACAAAAAGTGAATTTACACTCAACAAAAAAATGAGTAGGTATATTACCCCCTCATTCTTAATAGTGTTTACTAGACCAGAAATTCACAATTTTGAATTTGTATCTAAAAACAAATTGAGTGGGCTTGTAACCCACTCAATTTTATTATGCTAACAATGTGTATTCTGCAATTGCTTTCTTAGAAGCAACTTCAAGAGTTGCTTCTGCAACTACTTGTCCTGCAACAGCATCACCTGTTTTACCAAGTAATTCAAATGCAGGTTGGCGAAGGAATGCAACAGTTACAGCATTCAAGTCAAACGCTACCATTTTATCTACTGGCATGTGACGGTCAAGAACGAAGTGCAATGTACCATAGTTAGTGTTGATTGTTTGTACTACAAGACCAAACTCATTAGTTGTTGCTTGGTAGTTATAACGGTCTTTGTAGATTTCATCAATTTGTTCTTTAATGTCTGCATTAACAAGAACGTATACATCACTAGAACTAACACCTTTCTCCCATAGTTTACGAGCAAGTCCTTTTACTTCTGATTCTGTAACTACTTGAGATGTAGCACCAGTGATTTTATTATCAGCGTGTACGAATGAGAAAATACCATCCATTTTACGAATACCACCAACAGAACCATCATCTTTAGTACCACCAATAAGACGTTTCTCAATGTTCACTTTCATTTCTGCTAATCTATCATTGATTTCGCTAGAGAATAAATCTCCAACAGCACCAGATGCTTGAGCAGTACCAGAAACTTTTGCAGATTTCATGAAGATTTCCATTACGTTGTTCAATTCAGCACGAACACCTTCTGCAAAGTTAGTAGCATCTGCACCTTCTCCAACAGAAACATCATCAGTAAGGTTTAAAGATTTTTCTCTCCAAGTATGAATCTTAGCAGTAGATGCTTTCTGTTTACCATTAGCAAGTAACAGTGTAGTAAAAGGTGTATCAATAGGTGCGACAATAGCAATTTCTTTAGCAAGAGAAATATTCTCTTGAGTAATTAATTTAGTTGTATCCAACATATTTAATCAATCTCCTTTAAATTTCGTATATTTTTTTATTTGAAAAGTGAAGATAACTTAGAACCAATCATGGCTTTTGTATCTTTACTTTTTTCCGCAAGGGAATATTTGTCTGTGTTTCTGTGATTATCTGGAACATATCCACTATCTAGTTCACGCTTACCCAGAACTTCTTTGAAACTTTTAATCTTCTGTTCCAGAACTTCACGATTATTTTCTTCTACAACAAAAAACTCTGCAAAATCAGATAGCCCTTCCATCTTCAATTCGATGGTGACTTCTTTATTCCAGAGTTCTTTCATGCGATTCTGATATTCAATTTCTTCTTTCGGAACAGTGTCGTCAGTGATAAGTTTGTTTAATCTATCCACTTCATCTTTCAGTGGTTTCATTAAATCTTCTAGTTGAGCATCTGTATAAGATGTTGCATCCTCTACAATTTCATCAACTGGATTGTCTTCGACAATAATATCTTTCACTTCATCAACAATTACTTCATCTTTAATATCTTCCATTGATTTAACAACTCCCTTTATTTATCTTTTTCTAAACCACTTAATCTAGTATCAATGTGGTCAACTTTTACATTTACATTTTCCATGCGTGTACTTAATGTGTCTAAGGTGTTTGTTGTTTTTTCTAGATGTGTCATTAAACGAAGTTCACGCTCTTTTGATTCTGCCCTAGTGCTGAAAAACAGCCATACAAATAGGACAGCGAAAATTCCTTGTGAAACAATCATTTCCATTGGAAGTTCTGTCATTATAAATCACCACCTTAGATGAATGTTCTATCGAAACTTCCTCTTGAGAGGATTGGCTTACTGTTATAAATCCCAGAAAACTCATAAACTAATTTTTCTGAATCACCTTCTGGTACAATATAATCGTACTCATATACACCAACATCAACTTTTACTTCACTAGGAATATCAACGCTCTCTACTACTGTTAAATCGTTACCATCTAAAATTCGTAATTTAATGTCTGTTGGTTCAACTGCTGTCCCATTAAAAGTTCTGAATCTAACTCTCAATCGAACTGTATCTCCTATTAGAGCCATTTATCTCACCTCCACAAGAGTTTGATTTTCAAGAACACTCGTACTTGAACTACTCTGTATTTCACTTTCTTGTTGTAAATCTTTAAGCATTGCAAGAGTTGTAGGATTCATTAAATACTGTGACAATGTTCCATTTTCCATGTGAACCAGTATCGCTTCTATTTGAGGTATTTTAAGATTAGGTATTACAACCTGTCCTACAATTACATCAATGAAAGATAATGCTTGTTGAAGTGATTTAATTTCTCTCTGTACTTCACTAGAAACACCTTCAATATGAGAAGTAACTATTGCTTCTGCTGTTTTAAATTTCTGTCTTAGCGTTTTAACATCAGATGTAATTGGTAAGATGTAAGAAGTAACTACTTCAGCAGCGACCTTAACAACTTGTATCGCTCTAGTTGAACCAGAAACAATATCTTTCATGAATGTTAAAGTTTTTCTTGAACCTTTGATTTGTCTTTGTAAATCAGAATCAAGTTTTTTAATAGAAGAAACTAAAATCTTATTTGCTACTTTATCTAGCATTTGTGAGGAAATAAATTCTTCTACATGTGAAGTTACTGTCTTTGTTTCTTTCAACCATTCAACAGGTTCTACCAGTATTGGGTACTCTCCTGCAACGAATGTCCAATCTGACCAGTTTCCACTATAAGGTGTTGCAATCTTCAACTGTGCTGTTGTCTTAGGAGTAATACCACCAACTGGATTTCCTTTAGGGTTAAGCGTTGAATTATAATGTGCTTCTTGTACATCTACTTGATAAGTTGGATTACCCCACTGAATGTTCCCACAAAAAGCACCCCAACTTGATAACCACTTATTTACAGTTCCATCATAGTAACCTAATGCTAGACAACGAACTAAACTACCACTTTGTTGGTATCCATTAAAACCACCATAGTTACCTCCTGCACCACCTGTTACTGTGCAGTTTGTGTAACAATCAATGAAGTTTGAACCATTACTTTGACCTATCACTCCACCTAAATAGTTATAAGAACCAGTAAGTTTAATAGTTCCAGTGACACATACTTTTTCAAAAGTACCTAGATAATCTCTTCCTGCAAGTCCACCTGTATAATGACCTTTAGAATCAATATCTACATCAACTAATCCAAGATTTTTAACACTACCACCTGCACCAAACCTCATGAACAAACCATTATGTGCAATTCCTGTAGCACCAACAATCTTCATGTTAAGAATCTTCTTAAAGTTTCCATCAAGTGTTCCAGTAAATGGACTTGGTGAATCTTTGATTGGAATCCAGTTAGTACCAGACAAATCAATATCATTCATTAACTTGTAATGAGCAGTAAGGTTGTTGCTAATACTCTGTAACTCTACTCTTGTAGTTATCTGAAAAGGGTTTGTAATTGTTCCTGTTCCTAACATTTACATCACCCCTTTAAATAACTTTAGGAACTTGAATTTGGTGCTTCACTGTAAGTTCGTCACCTGTTCCTTCCATTGTAAAAGTTGAAAAAGTTTCAACAGAATATGCACTTCCACCAGAAGCAACATCATATATTGCAGATGAAGCAAATTCTTGTGGTAAAGTAATTCCTGCATCAACACCTTTAACAACAATCGTTAGTTCTAATGTTTGAGAACCTGCTATATGTGTCCAAGACACTCGACTATCAGATGGACTAATACGAAGAACTGGTGTTCCAGAGCCATCACGCAACTCTATATACTTCCAGTTTGCTTGAATGTAATCACGAATTGACTGATAACCACTAGCATTAATTTCTGCCATTCTATCACTCCTTTCAAAAGGGTATTTAAAAAGCACACAAACCATAAAGGAATGTGTGCTTTAGTATTCATTTTTGTGAATATAATATAAAAAGAAAAAGCAAGGAGAAACCTTGCGTAAATATTCGATTAAACGAATCCAATTTTAGGAGGTGGATTCGTCTGCATTAATCGCTTAGATAAAATTACAGATATAATAAGAATCGAGTTTTGGATAACTCGCCCTCATAACTAATAGTGTTATCTCGACCACAAATTCACGATTTTGAACGAACACTAAATAAAGTAGAAATTTACTTTCAATAGTTTGTGTTTAAAAAAGTTTCTTCCATTAAAAGATTTCTTTTGCAACACCCTCATATTAATTAACATGTCAGAGACACTTGAAATTCACAGAAATGGCTTTGTGTATATAAAAAAATATCATCACGATGTTTGAATTAGATTCAAGTTAAACATTATATACTTTATCTTATTCTTTAATATCTATATTCTTGTATTTACTGTATCAATTCTGCCCGAATATAAGCAGAGATGAACCTACCTAAAGTATCATTCACGCTCATATTTAAGCAGATATGACACTACTATTATACTCACTTCATTCTTCTATTCTTCTATAAGTTATCTGAATAAACTTTTTATTTACATATAAGTATATTTACTTGACTTTATGTTTTCGTTACTTCACTTTTGGTTGAGTGGTATGGAAAAACGGCTTTGGAAGCAAAGTTGTTGCCTACTTTCAGAGATTCAAAATATAAATTTAAATAATATTTTAAGTCAAAGACGATAGGCAACAACGCTAATTACTTTTGTGTATCGAGTTATGGTATCCGTATTCGTATA